CTCCAGGTCGGGAGTCAGGTCGGCGGCGGTCGCCTTGCCCCGGCGGGTGCTGGTGGTCGGCGTGTTGGCCGGCTCCGGCTCGGGGGTGCTGGCCGTGCTGGTGTTCAGGCCCGACTCGTCGGATTCGGCCTCCTCGGTGGCATCGTCGGCGGCGGCCTGGTTGACCTTGGCCAGCGCATCGCGGACGGACTCGAGGTGGACGGCGATCTGCTCATACTGAGTCGCGGCGTAGGGCCGCTTCAACTTGGGGGCGGGCTGCCCCAGGGCGGCGGCCACGTTGCGGATCTCAGCGTCAATGGCTTCCTGAGCGGCGGTAATCCGGGCGGTAATCTGATCATGGCTTGCCATGGTGTGACTCCTTTTAGAACGCTTTGTCTGTCACGCTGACGACTCGGCATTGAATGGCGGTGGGGCCGAATTCGGGCGGGCTGGCCAGGCGGTAGGATCGGGGCGTTGCTAAAGCCTCGCCGGCCTGGCGGGTGAGCTTGAATCCCCCGGCGGTTGGAACGTTGGTGCCATGGGGGAGTCGGAACGTGCCTTGATAGACTATCACCCGCGAGTCGCCTAGCACGATCTGGCCGCCGGTCGGGTCGAATCCGCATGGGGTTTCATCGGCGGCCACGGTGTAGACGGTCTTAGGCACGTTGTTGACAATGGCCCCAGGGCTGGCTGTTACGATTTTGCACGCATCGTGCATAAGGTCAACATGGGTTGCTCTCATGCGGGCGAATCGTGCGGGCGTTAGCTTCCTGGCCATAGTCGACTCCTAGAATGTGAAGTTTGCCCGGACCCGGACGGATCGCGGCTCGGATTGCCCGGTCTGGTAGAGTCCGGCGCGGCGGGCGGTGGCCATGTGCATATCGAGCATGGCGCGGGCCTGGCTGAACAACTTGTCATCGCCCACGCTGAGTCCGTCGCCGCTCCAATTAGTTGACGTGACGAATGATTGAACAACCTGGCGCCAGATTTCGACTCGGGCTAGCATCTCGAGTCGGACTGGGGCGATCAGATCAACGGTATCGATCGCGGCCTCGGTTAGCACGGCATTGACGGCGGTTTGATAGGCGGGGGCGGCGGTCGTTGGCCACTCGCATTCTATGGCAACCTCGCCAAGCTCGGCTAGCATGAACGTCTTAAGCTCTTCCTCGGTTGTATAGATGTTTCGTGGCATAACGGGCCGCCCTTTCTAAAGCCTTACTCGCCGGCCTATACCATCAGCAAAGAGTCGGCAATGGCGATATGTTCGGGCATGTTGATGACGGGCAATTCGTTTGCCACGCCTTGCCCGATTAGTTGCCACGGCCGATCCTGCGGAACGTAGAGGCGCGCCCAGCGGCCCATGCGCCCGGCGCCCTCCACGGTCGGCGCCAGGTGGTGATAGCCAAGCGCCCCGGTCGGCGCGGCGGTCCCGCCCTGGCCAACAACATAGGCGCTGTTGCCGGCCCCGGTCCCGATGGCAACCATTTTGGTTTTCGGGTGGAATGGGACCTTGATTGTCCGGCCGGGGTTGGCCGGATCGTAAACCTCACCCTCTTTGTTATAGATGATCAGGCGCATGGAGTCGCGGGCGTCACTGCTGGTAACTCCCTGATCATTGATCATGCGGACAAGGGTCGCGTTCATGCCGTCCTGGCTCTGCACGCGGATGTTGTTCACAGAGTTGCTGATCGTTTCAAGAAACAACTGCGGAGACATGATCACGGCCCGGACGTTGTAGCCAAGGGCGGCTTGGAGCGCGTGCCAATCGGCCCAAAATTTCGAGGTCGATCCGCCATAGCGATCCGTCAACGTCCGCTGGGCCAGGCGGTTGGCGGCGGGGATCGCATAGTCAACGGTCAAGGGGATGCCGTTGTATACCATGTCGATCTCACCATTGGCGATCGCGCGGGCGCGCAAGTATTCCGACATGTCGAGATGTGATTGCAGGATCAGCTTATCGAGGAAATTAAGTGCCTCATCCCGGAGGAAAGCCTGATCGACCGTCCCGCCGTTGTTGGCGGCGCCGGCCTGGAGGATGGCCAGCATGTCGCGCTGCGTGGCCTCAGAAAGCAAAACCTCGCTGGTGATCTTCGCGGTCTGTTCGCTCATGCTGGTCATGACCACGGCGCCCACCTTGGCATAGGCGGAGTCCATACCGCTGATGCCGGCCATGGTCGAACGGATTGACATGTTTCCGCTCTTGGCTTGGAAGCTTGGGCGGGGCGTTTCGGGCAAAAACTGGCCATACACGTAGTCGGCCGGCGGGCGGGCGGCATTCATGATCGTGAATACCCCGAGTCCATCGGCGCCGCGCAACGTGGCCAGGGCGGTTGAGAAGTCTAGCAACATTGGGGTTGCTCCTGTTCTTTGCTAAAGCCTTGGTCCGGCGGGCGGCCTATTCGGCGGCGCGGCTGTCGTAGTACTTGCGCCAGGCGAATCCGCGATTTTCCCCGGCGGTGCGGCCGGCTTCAAGGGCAGTTTTGAGCGCGGCCGGGATGCCGACTCCTGTCGGCCCCTGGTCGGCGGCCTGGGGTAGCAGGTTCTCAAAGATGGTGCCGCCGATGATCACCCCATACCCGGTTTTGGCGGCGGCGGTGCTGGCGCGGATCGCATCGGTGGCCAGCAGGAAGATTGCCCCGGTGTAGGGCGCGGCGCCGGAATTGATGATCGTCTTAACCGTGGCCGGGCCGCCGGGGGCCACGTCATATTTCATGGCCGTGCCGGCCGCGATCTTGGTCGGGACTCCGTTGTCGTCAACAGTCACGCCGGGGGCGTCTGTGACCTGATCCCAGTTGATGACATGGCCCTGATCGATTGCAATCTGGCTGGGGTCAACAACAAATTGCTGTTTGCTGTATTCGATAGTGGTCGTCGCCATAGTGGTGACTCCTTCTAGGCGGTGGCCAGGGGATTCTTAACTCCGGCGTTGCGGGCCTCGTTAAGTTCTTTGGCCTTGTCGGCGGCGCTGAATGCCCCGGCGCCCTGCGCTGGAGTCCCCCCGCTGCCCTGTGCGAATGGAATCGGCCTGGCCGCGCCTTGCGCTGCGCCATTCGTGCTCTGGGCCGCGCCTTGCGCTGCGCCCGCCAATGTATGATCATCGGCCCCGCCCTGCGGTGCCTGTTGATTCTCGGTGAAAAGGACCGACTCGGCCCATGCCATGCGGTTTTTGACGTATTCGCGGATCGGGGTTTTATTCCCGCCCTCCACGATCAGGACCTGGGGATCGCCTCCGGGGATGTCAATCACCTCGAATTCCCGATCCCCCAGAAGTCCGGCCAGCGCGGCGGCGTTAGCGATCTTGCCCTTTTCGGCCACGGCCGCGAGCTGCTCTTTTTTGGTGTAGGTGGCCAGGTCCGACTCCAGCTTTGCCACCCGGTCAAGTTCGGCCCGGATCTCGCTGGGCTTCTTGCCTAAAGCCTGCATGGCCTGGTAGTCTGCCCATTGCTCATCGGTGAGTCGGTGCTGGCTCTTGCGGTACTTCTGGTTATCGGCCAGGATGTCGGCTAGCCGGTTAGCGGCCTCATCGGGATCGCCGGCCATGAGGTTTTTGATCTCGCGTTTCAGGTCGGCGCGGGTGACGGGGCGATCCTGATCGGGGGCGGGATCGTCGGATCGGAACATGAGCGAAAAGAGGCTAAACAGGGCGATCATGATGGCTGGCATATAACGACTCCTTTTATCAGGCTGCTATCATCATAAGATAATCTTATAGTGGCGTCAACTGGCCGGCTTGCCTAGGGGCTTTATCCGCGTCCCCTTGCCCCATGTCGGATCAGTTTTGTACCCTACCATGTCCCCTAGTGGGCGGCCCGCTTTGTACTCCTCATATCGGCCGGGGCCTAGAATGGCCTTTTGCTGGGCCGGGGTCTGGTTGGCCAGCCATTCGCCGGCCGGCGCCAGGGCGGGCGGCGTCCCGCCTTCGACAAGCGGGATCATGGTGCATCGGCATTGGGGGTGATTCGGGAATATCTCCGACGAGTCATGGATCGTTCCGTCAAGGGCTAGACAGGCTATACAGGTCCGGGCCTGGCGCGCGGCGGTCCTGCGATACTGGCGTATGCCGGCCTGTTGATAGCGGGCCTGGCTGGCGCTGCGCCATGCGCGGATGCCCTGATCACGCGATACTAGCAAAACGTGATTCAGGCCCTGACTGAGTCCATCTTTGACCATGCCGGCGGCCAGCGCTCGGGGATTGATCCCCAGTGCAACCCCGGCGATCAGACGATCCGCTATGCTGGCGGCGGCCAGGTCGTACCCCTTATCTAAGATCGCCATGAGCGGCTGCCCCTCGCGGGCGGCATTGATGATCGACTCGAATGATAAAAAATCGAACGTGCCAAAAACCGACGAGTCGAGTCCCGTCGCCGCTAGCAGGACGTTGGCTTGCTGGCCGCCGATGGTCGCTAGCTGGCGCTGAAGATCGTCAATCCGGCCGATTGCCCACTCCGTTTCATAGCGGCTGAATTCGGCCCGCATGGTGGCTAGCAGCGTTTGATAGCGCTCGGATTGCGCGATCGTGCTGGCCTTGACGGGGCGGCCCTGCGCTCGGGCCTGGGTCTGTTCATAGGCCAGGGCCGCTATGATCGGCTCGAGTCGCTCCTCCACGGCAAACCAGCCGCGCGCCAGGTCTAGGGTCATGGCGTTGTTGCGGTCGTCAACCTCGGCCCTATGGGCTAGGGTCGTCTGGACTAACCCGGCCATACTAGACTCCTATCTCCGGGGCATTGCCTTGCGGGTTGGCTTGCGGGTTCTCTAAAGCCTGGCCGGGTTGGCTTGCGGCGGCGGCCGGCTGGGTTATGGGCGGCGCGGTGTTGCTATTCCGGGTGGCATTCAAGACGCTAGCGGCCAGGGTCATGGTATTGGCCTCGGCTGCGGCGGCCCGCTCGGAGTCGCGGCGTGCGATCTCGGCTTCGGGGTCGTCAATAAATGGAAGCTGGCCGAGTCCTGTCTCGGCGCTAATCGTCCCATCTTTGATCATCTCATTGATCACGCGCATGGCGTCGGCGTCAAGCGGGGGCAAGGTGAGCTTTAGCTTAACCGTCGCTTTCAAGGTGTGGCGGGCTTTCTCATCGCCGGATAGATACCCGGCCAGGTATGCCACCGACTCAAGCAGCCAGCGGGTCATGCCTTGCACCTGCGTGGCCGCCGGGCGGATACGTGCCAGGAAGTCGGCTAGCGCCTGTTGCCTGCTCACTCCGCTGGCCACGGCATCGCCGGATAGGACCGCGTGCAGCTGACCTGAGCTTGCTAGCATCTCCTGGCGGTATGCGTCCCGGCTGGCCGTAAAGGTGTCTACAGGACTCGGCTCGTGAGTCCATATCTGCGGCGTCGTGTAGCCAGTGACGAGTCCCGACTCTTTATCCCGGATCGGATGGCCAACAAGGCTATTGATCTGGCCGAGTCCGGTCGTGTATTCCTCCTCGACTCGAATGTAGCCATTGACGGCTTCGGGGTGATTCGGATCGCTGGACTTTGCCCAGCGGCCGGGCAATTGGGCATTTAGCAGAATGCGCTCAAAAAACCCGGCCCCCAGGATGTTGTGTCGCATCATGGTTAGAACGGTATTCATGGCGATCTGCTGCCGGCGGATCGGCTCATCGATCTGGGCGCGGAGTCGCAGCTCAAAGGTTAGCAGGTGGCCGTCAAGCGGGATCTGCGATTGCTGGACTGATACGATGGTATCGCCCGCCTGATTCAGCACATCGATCAGGGTCATGGCCTCGCCCTTGTAATCCTCGATATACACATCGGACCCGGACTCATCTTGCGCCATGATCAGGCGGGCGATCCTCTGATGCTCGATCCCAATCTGCTCTTTACCCTCGGAGTCCTTGTAGGTGAAGACTCGGCGGGACTCGCGGTCCATGGTGTCAGGATTCAGGCTATGCTCAATGAATTCGGGGTGAACGAATTCAATCCAGATCGACTCCACGGCGCGGGCAAAGTCGAGATCGGTCGCTATGACTCCCTCTCTGATCAGGGCTTTGGGAATGAATAGGCGCAAGTAGGCGCGGCCGTTCATGGTCGCGTGGGCGGTCGCCCTGGTTAGCTCCTCCATCACGTTTTTGGCCGGGTGATCCCAAAACGAGGTTAGGGCCTCGTTTGTCTCATCTCGCAAGATGGCCAACGCGGATCGCTCCTCTGTTTCTGGCTCGTCAGGGTCGAGCGCGTCAGGATCGCGGGGGTCCATGCTCCATAGCGGGGCCTCGCCGATCAGCGTGTTGGCGAATCGATCAACGATCTCGCCTATAACGTTGGTCGGTGTAAAGAGCTTTTGAATCTGGCTCATGATGGTGCCATTCATGGCGTTTTGCTCGGTGAGGCTTTGCCCTCCCCAGCCCCGGCCGTTTTCTAGCCAGTGGTCGCCGGCATAGAACGACTCATTATCGCGGGCGGCTTGCGTAATCCGGGCGGCAATCCGGGCGGCCTGGGCCTTTGTCGTATCCTTCGGTGTAGTTGCCATACTAGACTCCTGTCATGCGCCGGGATGTTGA